GGAAAAGAAACCTTTGCAGTATTTAAAACAACAGCGCTATTAGCTGAAACTCTTGTATCTGTAAAATATAAATTTGTACCCTCTGCTATATTAGTACTTGTAAGAACAACAACCCCTGTTTGTACGTTTACACTATCTACAGCACCACCACCAGAAAAACCAACAACAGTCGCATTTGTTAAATCTAATGTTCCTGTAAAACTTGCTGATGCTGTCCCTAAACTTAAAGTTGATGCGTTTCCACTTCCGTCAGTTATGTTTTGCTCAACAGCACCAATAATGCCATTATTAGATGTTTTTATTAAACCTGTGTATGTTTCAGATATTTTAGTATTATATAAAGTTGCCATACTATTTTTTGTTTTTTGTTTTTACCTTTTTTAAAAAGGTTTTTAATTTTTCTATGTTTGTTTTTTTCGGTTTATAAATCATAATACCCAACCATTAAAAGTTGCGTCGTTGCTTGGGTAAATGTCATCATTAACATTACTTGTATATTCAGGGTATGTTGTTTGATTAAAACTCATAAAATCTATAAATCTTCTGCTGTACCATTCTGCATTTGTTCGTGCTTTTTCTACTAAAAAATCTATTTCGTTTTTATCAACTGATTGCGAATTTTCTGATGTATGCTTAAATACTCCACCGTTTTTTATTTGATACGCTGCAAAAGGCATATAATTTGCTTGCGCATACCATATCAACATTGGCACTATATAATCATCTAATACAGTTTTCCAACGTGCATTTACTGGATCATCAATATAAGGTATTGCAGATGTTAAACCGTCATACATTTTTGTTCCCATTATCTGCTTAACGTCTATCTGTTGTGCAATCTTCACAAATTGTAAAAATTTTGAACTATCCAAATTTCCGTCCATTATAGAATTACGCACTAAATCTGTTCGGTTTATAAATAAAGTTGTTGCCATATTATTTTATTTGTATGCACCCCTGTCGGGCATATTAATTGGTGCAATTTCGCTTTCAGTTGTTCCCGTTGGGTTTATATTATATTTTGCTGGTATTTCTCTTGTTCTTTTATAATCATCTAAATCATTTGACGGCTCCGTTGTAGCTTTCATTCTATATAATAATTTTACCCATTTATGCCTGCAGTAAATTCCGCCCTTAAATTTAAACAAACTATAGTTTTGACCTTTATGTCCAAATTCATTATTTACCCCCCTAAAACTTGCTTGATCAATATCTTCTTTTCTGTATATAATTCCGTCATCTGACAAACGCATCATATTTTTACAAAAATCTCTTGACTGATTACCTGCTTCCATTGGCTTATTAGAGCCTACAACATATTTGTAACGTATTTTAAAATACTCACTATCTAAAAAACTTTCTGCGCTTCCGTTATTTTTTGATGTAATTTCGTCATAAAACTTTTGTAGTTTACTTCTCTTTTTTTTTATACAAATGTTTGCCCAATCTTCATCGCTTATATTTTCATCTGCACTTAATTCGTCAACTAACTCCCATTCGTCAGTAATAGTTTCGCCTTTTAAATTATCAAGTATTGCTTGTCCCATTTCGTCTGACAAAAACTCGTTTGACATTTTTACGCAATTAGGCACTTCTTTTCCGTCTTTTATTTTTGTACCGTATTGTTCGTAACCGTCCCAACATGGTTTTTTTAATTCTTGATGTGTTTCACATGGCATATAATATGTAACCCCCTCTACATCGTGTTCGTGATAACCACCGCACCCCTGTTCCTCTGCTACCTTTATTGCTTCCTCTTTTGTTTCGTATGCTTCTTTTCCGTCAATCTTTTTAAAACTAAACTTGCGCTTTTCAATTCCTGTTTCTTCCTCAATAGTTTCGTCATCTTGTACTGATTTATCTACATCTGTAAACTCTAAAGGTTGTAATGTTGTAAAGTATAGGTTTAAGCTAATCTCATTGTATGCTAATATCTGATCGAAGCAGTCTATTAATAATTCTTGAAACGGTCTTATAACGGTGTTATCCATAAGTAAAGATGCAGTTTTTATTTCTTCTGCATTATTACCTAAACCGCTACCGTCTTTAATACCTAACAGCATTGGCGATACAATACGATGTGCAACCATTATTTTTTGGGTACTTTCTTCACTTAAAAACTGGTATTGGTTATGTGCATCGCTTAATTGTACAGGTGTTATTTCTGCTTGACTTTCTTTGTTATCATTAAATGCAAGTATAAATTTTCCTGCGTTGCTTGTACCGCTGAATTTTTGTGCAATTTTCTTTTCAATTAATTGTCGCTCTTGCTGATTAGGTGTGCCGTTGTTAAAGTTAATTAACATACTCGGTGCAAGACCATTCATAATGTTGTTGAGGTGGTAATTTGACACTTCCTCTTCAAGTTCTGCATATTGTAAACCGCCTTGATAATCTACTGGACTATAATAATAAAAACCGCTTCTGTATGGCTTAATATAATATATTTCGATGCCCTCTTTAGACATTCCAAAAGCTGGTATGCGTAACGGATCATCGTTTCTTGTAATATTTGCCCAATCCTCAAAATAATAATATGCTGGTATTTTTCCGTCATCATCGCATTTTTCTGCTCTTAATGTTTCAATAGGTATATGCTCTAATTGAACAATTTTGCTATGGTCTTTTGAATAAATTACTTGTATTGCAGCGTTACCCATTAATTTTAAATCGTAACATACCTTTCTAACAACATCTTTTTTAAATAATGCAATCATTTGTGCGTACTCATTAGGTTTTTTGTTGCTGTCCGATGCATTTAGCCCTTTTCCGTATATTGCTTGACTAATGCCATTAATAGCAGCGTTATTAGTAGGACTTCCATTGTATCTGTCTATTAAATATTGAAAATAATCATTATCTGCACCGTACTCAATCCAATCTTCCCCGTTTACTTCTTTTATTTCGGGACTTGTATATGTGCCTAAATTAACAAAACCAAACTCCGACACTTTTGTTTTACTAAATTGCCCTTTACTATTTCTTTTTTGTTTCATATTACTAAATAAGTATTATCGTAACTATTAGAGCTAATATACTGCCCTTTATTTATTTTATAATAGTCGTTGTTTTCTTGGTCTATATCTTGGTCTGTGCAAAATATTTTATCCTTATAAATAACTCCGTCACTTGTATCATCTACATTCCATAAAGTTTGATCGTCTTGCCAAAGTTTTATATTAGTATTCCAAAGGCTATTTGCAACCCCTAACGTAACATCGTAAAAATGATTTTCTACTAAAACAGGGTTAAAAATATTTGTAAATGTTAAATAATTACCTACTGTTGTTGCTCCCGTAATTTCGTAGTGTTTTGAAACGTTTGTGCTGTCGTCACGTATAGACATTATAAAACTGTCTAAATAATCTCTTGCTATTACTTTTAAATTTTGTGCTGCTGCACTTGTACTTAATATAATCATCGTATATATAACGTAATTAATCTCATAATTTGTAGAAATTTTATTGTAAAAAAAAAGCACTCCGTTAAGAGTGCTAATTTACTAACTAAAACTAAAACCTACGCTGTTGGATCTATTTGTCCTGCTTCTGCTGTAACTTGATTGCTTTCTAAAAAGAACGGTGCGCTTTCTTCCATACCCTCAAACACTAAAGTAAAGCCGCTCAAATCTCCAGCGGCAGCACCCGTTACGACTGTTCCCCCTGTACATTCCATTCCATTCTCCATGCCGCATAAAAATTGGTTGCCATAGTAATCTTCAACTACTATGTATGGTCTACCTACTGCAAGTAATTGTAATTCCTGCTGTGTTAACGCATCTAAATATGTAAGTGTTAAATTTAATGTCTGCGTGTAAAAAGTTGTTCCGTTTTCTCTACTACTTGTAACAGTAGTTTCTAAACTTGAATTTCCTTTGACATCGTATTCATACCAACTTGGCGATGTAGTGGCATTTATTGACGCTTCCCCTGTTGCTGCATCTATTGTTACCCCTGTTATGTTTCCATAATCTGCAAACAAAACTTTTTTTATTCCGCCAAAAGCTGATTTACAGGGTATTTTTCTTCCTATCGTTATACTACAACTCATTGTTTTTGTATTATGCTGATTATCAAGTAGTTATACCTCTATCAGCGTTATTTATATTTTTTTTAAAAAAAAAGGCAAGCAGGCAATAAACCTACCTGCCTTTATTTTGATTAATTTTAAGCGTATTCTACTAAGTCCTCTGCAATTCCAAATTGTACTGCTGATGTAAAACGCATTACCATTCTTACATTGTTTGAAGCATCTAAATCTGCCATATCCAATACTTTAATAGAATTTGTATCATTTAACAATCCAGTTCCAAAATATAGGTTAGAACGTTGTGCTGCATACATTTTGTTGTCTGACATTCCAGGACATACAAAGATTTTTACACCGTTAACAGTTAGGCTTCCGTTGTTCCACCATTGAGTACCCTGTGCATTTACACCATTTGCACCCAATCCATTTGCTGCAAAACCACCTAATGCCTGCACATAATGTTTAGCTGCCTTTGATCCAACATATAAAAATAAATCTTCTTTTCCGTAAAGTTGTGCTGGAATTGCATCAACTACTTTTGAAAGTTCAGCTATAATATTTGTTGCGTCTAAACCGCCTGCAACTGCTGCCACTTGCTGTGCTGCTGGGATATCCCCTGCTGCTGCTGATGCTGCAATTAGTTTTTCGAAACCGTCAAATGATGTATGCGTTGCGCCTGCTGTATCTCCTTGCCAAATACAAAATTCAGTATTCTGTGCAACTTCTGCTGCTACATGTGCAATCATAAAATCAGAAAATTTAGGCGGTAATGATTGACCTAAACCGTAACCCATAGATTGTGCTTCCCAATCGTTCACAAAATCATATTTACAAAGTTGTAAATTTACTTGTAACTCTACAGGCTGTATAATTCTTTCTGTTAATGTTACAGATGAATTAGGTGTAAAGTCACAACCTGCTGCAGTAACTAAACTTCCTGTTGCTAATTTTTTGATTACTTCTTTGTAAGCAATATTTGCTTTAACTGTTAAACCCCCGTCATCAATAGTTGATGCAGATAGTAATGCAGCAGCAATATACTCCCCTGCAAATTCTCCTGCATAGGTTGTTGTAATATTTACTGCGGTTGCAAGATTTGTTTTTCTTAAATTTGCCATTTTTATTTTATTTATTTAATTTATTTAATACTCTGTCTAATGTTGTAGAAAATTTACCTGTTCCAAATTCTACTTTAGTTTTGGTTGGTTTTTTAGATGTTCTCCTAATTGGCTTTTTTGCAGCCGATAAGTCCTCCTTTTTCTTTTCCTCTTTCTTTTTTTCTTCTCCGTCCATTAAAGATGCATATTGTTTTTTTAGTTCTTCAACTTCTGTTTTAACTTCTTCAATAACTGGTGCAATTACTTCAACTACTGCTTCAACTATTGCTTCTACTTCTGTTGCCACTTCTTCGGGTACTTCCGTTTCAATAGTTTCTTCTAAATCTTCTGTTGTTTCTTCTGCTGGCACTTCATCTGATACATCTTTAATGTCTCCAATAATACCCTCTTCCGATACAATTAGTAGTCTACCGTCTTCGAGGATATACTCCCCTACTGGCATAGCCACTTTTTCATCTTCGGTAACGATAAAAACTTCGTTGCCTTTTTCTAATGCATCTGTTGTTATTACAGTGCCATTTTCTAACTTCATTTCCTCGAGTTTTACCTCGATGTTTAAAAGTGTTTTAATGTCATTTAACATTTTGGTTGCTTTCATAATACTTATATAACGATTTTTAATTTATATTTTGCGTTTTCAGTCTGTTCTTGTTATTACTCCTATGCCCTGCGCCCTCATAGATCCGTCACAACAGCTTATTGAATAAGTGTTAGTGTCCCAACATAAACAGGCTCTTGTGCTGCCTGTAGGCGATGTTCTACTTGGTATAAAGGTTTTATTTTTGTTGTTTCTTTGCATTAAACTGATTTGCTCTCGTTTCTAAATTCTTCTTTTTGTTGGTCAAATCTTTTTTCTAAATATTTTAAATATTCTAAAGTTTCTTTATGCTCGTCCCATTTTGGGTAAACATCGTAAACATCTACACCTAATTCCTGTGACCTTGTTTTAATTTCTTGTAACACTTCTTCATCTCTTGCTACATCTGCACTTGTAACAAATGCTTCTGAATTTTGAAAATAAACTGAATATATCTCTCTACCAATAGTATACCATTGATCAAATTTTTCATCAAACCATTCTTCAACAGAATATGATAATCTGCTAACTTCATCATTTAAACTATCTACATCTCCATAGGAAAATTCATCTATTAACCCTAAAGCTACTTTTTGTGCTTTTAAATCTATCTTTTTATTAGGCATTTTATCTAATACTTTTTCTAATCTACTTTTCATTTTTTTATTTATTTTATAAACTTAAACTACTCTAAACCCTCTTAATTGATTTGCGTATTCTTGATATTCATTAATACTTTGTCTACCTATTTCTTCAAGATTTTGATATAATTCAAGTGTTTTTAATGCTACATTTAATGCTTCTGGTCTATCAATTTTTACACCTAATTCATTTTCAAAATCTCTAACTTTTTGTTCATCTTTTAAATACTGTTCTTCTAATTGTTGTAATGCGTTAAGAAATTCTTGAAAACCATTTATTTCATCTGGTAATTCTTCTACTATTTTTTCAACTTGTCTTAAAGGATCATAAGCAAGACCAACATTATCATCGAATTTTTGTGATAATGATACAACTTGTTCTTCTAATGAACTTAATTCATTACCAACTGCTAAATCAATTTTATGCTTTTTTAAACCTAATTTTTTCTTTGGTAGTTTTCCGTAAACCTTTTCTATGTTATTTTTCATTATTTATTTTTTATAGAATTTATTTTAAATGTCATGTCATCAGTTAATCTTGATAATTGTTCAGATATTGCTAAACCATTAAATATTTCATTAGGTATTTCAACTCCTAATTCATTTGCTAAATCTAAAAATTTAAAATATTCTTCTTGAAATTCTTCTATTAATCTTTTATTATCAATTAATTCTGTATCAATCATTAAAATTCTTTGTACTGCACCCCCTAAAAAATCGTTGTCATCTTCTGCAAAACTAAATAATGTAGAAAGATCATCGCTTTTTTGCATCAAATCATCAGCAAGATTTAAATCAATTTTATGCTTTTTTAAACCTAATTTTTTCTTTGGTAGTTTACCGTAAACTTTTTCAATATTATTTTTCATTGGTCAATATATTTATGATTTTATTTAATGTCTTTTCAGCACTTTTATTTTTTGAATATTCCTCTTTAATTTTGTCCTTAGGTGCTTCCATTTTGTCAGCAAAATACCCCTCAATAGAAAAACCTTTAACTTTATTTGTTTTAACATACTCCTGCCATATTTCATCATTATTAACTTTTACTGATCCAACCCAACTGCCAACAGGCACATTAAGTCCGTATTTTCTTGTTTTATCCTGTAATTCATCTTCAACAATCCAACTTTCAACTAATGTTAAGCCTTGTAACGTTTGCTGATGCTCTAATGTACTATTGTGCTGATAACCATTTTGTAAATATAACTGTGATGCTTTTTGTACTGTATCTTTTGAAAAATAAATATAATATTCGCCCTCTGCACCATTTCTGTAAATAGGTTTATTAGGTATTAACAATGCACCCATTAAGATTTTTTTGTCTTCATCAACTTTCGCTAATTTTATTTCTTGGTCTTTTAAAGCAATAAAGTCGCTTTCAATAGCAGGACTTTCAACAATAGATATTGCTTCGACTCCTGTTTCTTCTTGATCTTCATCTAAAATAAGCTCTATTATTTTCATAATTATATAACGTTTTTAATTAAATATTTTGCGTTTTATCCAATACTTGCACCCTCAATTATGTTCCTGTCCATTTCCTGCGCTGTTGATACGTCACTTGCAACAACAAATGCCTTAGTAGGTATTTGAGTTTGACCACCTATTGCATCTGCTAATTGGTTTGTTTCGCTTGCACCTACAATATTAAATGCTGGCGGTATACTTTCGGGCGCACCTGCTGTTGCAGTCGGTGTTTCTATTCTTGGTGTTGGCACGTTTTGTTTACTTGCTCCTTTCATAGCTTTCATTGCACCTTTTATAGCAGAAACAATACCTACTGCCTGCGCTGCATATCCTATAATTAAAGGTATATTTTGTGGAAAACCAACAGATGCAGTTTTAGCTCCACCTGCTGCAACATCAACCCCACTTTCTGCAGCCTTAACTGTTGCCTTTGTTGCTGATTGTTTTGCAGTAAATAATGTACCTTTCATTTCCATTATCATCTCTTTGGCTGCTAATATTTGTTTTGCAATTAACATAGCTTGTCCAAATTTTGTCTCTTGCCCACCTATCGCAATAAGATCATCTAATGATTTTTGATTTCTTGCATATTTTGCTTCTGCTGCTTCCTTTTCTGCATCTTCTTTGTCCTTTAATCTTTTAGCTTCATCTGCATCAATTTTTTCTTGTTTTGCTTTGTCTTGTTCGTCAAACGTTAATTGTTGCTCATCTAAAACAACTTTCCTTGCAGCTCTTAATTCTAAAACTTTTTCACTGTCTTCGCCATAATATTTTTCAGCTAATGCAATTTGGTTATCATAATCTTCGCCAATTTTTCTTAATGTTTCTGCTCGTTCTTGATCTTCTGTAACAATTAATGCTTTCCTAATATCTTCAATAGCTTTGTTTTTGTCCTTTAAAGCCTGTTTTTCTATGTCAGTTAATTTTTGTGCATCAGATTTTGCTTTAGCTCTTTTGTCTTGTTCGGCTTTTTCTGTTTCTTTTTTATCTTGCAATATATAACCGTCACGAGTATTTTTTAATTGTCTTAATTTTTTTTCTGTTTCATTAATTGTTTCGTCTCCTGCCGCTGCAACCTCATCGGGATCAAAAAGCATTTCTGCCACACCTGTAACATAACCCTCTGCTAAATTTGTTGCTTCATCTATTATACCTAATGATGCCATTGCAGCACTTAAAGCATCTATTACCCCTAATATCATAACAATAGGTGCAGTAAGAAACGTAATAATACCCATTGTAATATTCTTATTCCGTTCTGCTGCTTCAACCTGTGCTTTTTTCTGTGACTTTTGTTGCTCTAATAATAATTCTGTAGATGTAATTATTTCATCTGTTTGTTGCCTTTTTAAATCTCTAATTTCTTTTTCACTTTTACCCTGTAGTTTTAAAGTGTTTGACATTTGCCCTATTGTGTCTAATTGGCTTTGCTGTGTTTCTAATGTTTTTTCTGTGTTAGCCAATAAGTCTTTTTGTTCGCCACTAACTCCATTAACTAATTCAGTAATTTCGTCCCAATACTGAACAACTAAACCTAATGCAACAACTAACAAACCAATACCCGATGATATTAGTGCAGTTTTCATAGCCTTGCCGCTTAATTTTGCAGCTTTTCCAACCGCAACAAATTTTGACGCTAAACCGCCTGTATATCTGTCTAAACCTCTAACAGCTTCATTACCTAACTGCATGCCTGCCGATAATTCTTTGCCCGATTTTCTTGCACTTTTACCTGTGTCCTTTACTTTTTTATTTAAGGCATCAACATTTTTTTCTGCTTCTTTTGTATTTGCTGCTAATTCTACTTCGTATTTTTCCTTGCCCATACCTGTTTAATTAATTTATAACTGTTTTTTACTGATGTAGGTAAAGCATATTTACCCTGTGCAATACGTATGTTTTCCGTTTCTCCGTTTACTTCTTGTAATAAGTCTAATATGTTTTTTATCATATATCAGTATTTAATAATTCAAATTCTGTTTTTCCTGTTGTTAGGTTTGTAGTCATTGAATTAATTTTATAATTCTGTTGCCTAAATCTTATTCTATCATATAACTGCAGGCTACTAAATATTTTGTATGGTAGGTATGCAGTAACTTTTGTTAATCTTAATCTTGTATTAAAAACTTCTTGGATATAGTTTTTGTAATGATTTTCAAATAACGTGCCTGTAAATTGATTTGCATCTGCATAAATATTTGCGTTATACTCCATTAATTCATTGTTAAAATGCAAAGATGTATTGCTGGTTGCAGGGTTAATTTCTTTTGTGTTCATAGGGATCCAATATTCCGTTATTTGATCGGGTGGACTACTTGCTGTTGGTTTTAATGCGAAAGATGTTGATGTTAAAGGTGGTTGTCTTCTAAAGCCATAAAACAATAAAGGACTTCCGAAATATGGCTCTTGGTTATCGTCTACAAAATAACCATACATTAATGTCGATGTTGATCCACTACTGCTGTTAAATAGTCTTTCAAACATCATGTGCTCAAAAGGTAGCTCAATACTATATTTTTCTTGCGGTGCATCAAAATAATCATTGGCACTATATGACAAACTACCCCAACCAGTATTATTTAATTGTTCGTATTGTTGTGCTAAAAATGTTTTTAAGCCTTTATAAGTAAAATTAACCTCTTTAAAAGGTAAAGCAATATCTACTGTTGATTTTGTTACATCTAAATACTTGTCAATATCTACTCCTATAAATTCGGGATCTTCTCCAATAGGCGGTACTGTTTGTGGTGCTTTATTATAAAATTCATCTAAAGGCTGCACAACAATTATTTCGTCTTCTACATAAGCAGTCAAATTAAACATTTGAAATATACCTGTAAGAAAATCAATAATTTTCATTTTAGGTATTTGTTCTTGTATTCTAAAAGGTATTGTATTTGTATTTGTAAAACTATTTGCATTTTGCCACCTTTGAAAATAATAAGGACTTCCTTGCTCTGATATTCTTTGGTAACTAATGTACCATGTAATACCGTCTGGGGGTAATGTAATAGGGGTTGCAGGATCGGTTGTTATTTGTAAAACATATTCTGCATTTGCATTAAATTGTCCATTTAGATTGTTAAATTGGTTGCCCATAAATTGAGTTCCTGTTACATTTATTAATTGTGAAACTATTGTTTGTTCTCCGTTTTGTGTCATCAAAACTTGCGCTGAATATTCGGTTGTATCTCCAATAGTAGGTGTTATAGTAACGGTAGTTTGTCTTAAAAAATCGCTTCCTACTTGTTGAGCGCCTATAGTTATAACTCCGTTGTTTTCACTTGAATAGTTTATACAGGGTGCATTACATGTGTAGTCTCCGTATTCGTCAGCAGTTGTCCATATTACTGAAACTTGCTCTGCAGGTGTAACATTTCCTTTTTTTCTATGCAACCACATATATAAATTGTCCCAATCTGTATTTGTTGCATCATTAAAAAAATCATTAGAAAAAGTAATAGGAAATTGATTTTGTATTGCATCAATAATTTTTTGCAATCTTAACGCATATTTAAGTTCCGTAAATACAACCCCGTTTTCGGGGTATATATTTCTGTAATAAAGATTATTTAAAGCTCTGTCAGCATTTGCAGTTGAATATGTAAGCCTTGCGCTGTTAGTAATTAATGGACAAATAATATCATCGCCATAATCTGTATTTTGTATTTTATCTTTTACGGTTGTAAAATCATAATCTAAATTTAAATCATTTAAATCGCTTAAACTGCTTAATTGTTGATCTCCTAAAATATCTTTTAAATCAACTGTGCTGCCATAAAATGTTACCTTATATGTATGTGGTACGTTATTTTTTAATTCAACACCCGTTAAGGCTATTTTACCTGTTTTAAATAGTATATCGTTTAACTCTAAAGATGCACCTACTTTCACTCTTGCATCAAAAGAGGTGCTGTCTGAAATATCAAAATTATAATAATGTTTAAATAATTTATTGTTTTTTGGCGATGCAGGTAATGCAAAAGTTTTAGTAAATTCAGTAAATATTTTTTTTAAGTCCTTAACGTTTTGTATTGTTTGAGTAAAAGATACGCTTTCGTCTTTAAACTGATCAACCCTATTAGCTTCGGTATAAACTCCTAAACTTCCTTTGTTCCCAATATATAAAATTAACTTTTGCTGCATTATCTAACGTTATTTATATAATCAAATGCTTCTTCAAAATCAATAGTGTATTCTATTAATCTGTCGTTAACAGACGTTTTAAATTGTAAAGATGACTTTTTCACTTTTACTGGCACAACTTCGTCATTTCCTGTTGCTTTGTTTGGTCTTTCAATCCAAACATGCTCACTTAATAAAAGTTCCTCAAAAAAGTTATTTGCACCTTGCGGATAATAACCACTACTTAAAGTGAAATTTTGTTTAGCAGTTGTGTTAAAAGTTTTGTTAGGTGCATCAGAAATTGAGTAAGTAGCAGGGTTATTTGTGCTTGGGTATGTTAATATATTTGTTTTATAATTTTCGTTTTTCCTTGTTAGTGTTTTTGTTTCTTTTAAGAAAAAAAATAAGTCCTGCTGCGCACCGTATTTGTTTATAAAAACTATTCGCCTACCGTCTCCATATTTTGTACAATCTATTCTTTTAATATTGCTACTATAATTTCCACCTATTGTAGTTGCATTTGCACCAAAACTAACTGTTTGTTCTGAACTTGACATAGTTTGAGCAACTATGCCTGTTGTATTGTTTGGATAATATAATTGTACAAGATTTAAATCGGGGTTTTTAGATATAAAGTATTGACCGTTTGCAGTAAAAGGGTTTGTTCCGTCCTCAAAATATCCGTAACCCATAAAGCCATTATCAGTAGCGTATGCTTTTGTACTCCTTAAAGTTCCTGTTCCGTTAAAATCTGCATAATTTCTTAATGTTACTTGTATTGTTATTTTTTGGGGTTGATAACTTGATTGATAAGAAATTTCTAAATAATCTCTGCAAAGTTCTGAAATATCAAAATTTTGTGTCGTTCCTTTTTTAGTATTTTTTACTAATAAATATTCTACAACGCTATTAATTTTAATTTCACACGTACAAGAATTAACACCCGATATAGGTATTTCTACAAATTTAAACTGTGGACTTCTTAATAATAATCTTGGCATATCTTATTTTTTTTTGCTAATACTATTGCAAATTCAATGTCTATTATAAATGCTTCTTGTAATTCTTTTGGCAACTTTTCAAAACCTAAATTAAAGGACTTTGTAAAAAATTGCGTTGGTTTAATTCCTTGATGATACACTGCTTCCCTAACTGCAAAAGGCGATAATCCTTTAGACTTTGCCCAACCTACAAAATGTTTTACGGACGGTTTGTTACCCTCTTTAAAACTAAATGGACTGTTACCCCCTTTTTGTTTCCACATCTTGCCTTTGTTGTTTCTGCTATTAAATTTGCTTGTCGTTTTTCTAACTCCGCCAATTCCTCGTACCCCTTTGTCTTGAAATTCTCCGTAACCTTGCATTTCAAAATCAATAATAAAACCGTCATTTTCTTCATCAAATTTATACTTTAATGAGTTGTAAAGTTCTTTTGAGTAATTTTGTTTGCCTTTTGTTAATCTTGTTTTTGACTGTTGTATAACATAGTCAGAAAATAATCGCAACGCTTTTTCAGTTTCTTTGAGTTTCATTTTAGCAAATAGTAATGTCGTTGTATATTAGTATTTCAATTCTGCAACTCCAACCTGCTAACATATTTTCAAACCTATCATAAAAAGGCTCGCATGTAGGGTTGCCCTCTAATTGGTACATATCTGCATGCAGTTGCCCTTTTCGTAAATTTTGTATTAATTTATTTAGTACTCCTAACTGCGTATTAATTATATCCTGTTCGTTGTTGTTGCCTGTAAATCTGTCAAGTGTTAAATCTTTGCTTTGATCTACAATGTCTGCTGCAATTACTGTAATATTAAATCTTAAAACTTGTTCCTCTGCGGTAACACTGTCAACCATAATATGCGCTAAAGGGAAAATATCTTGTTTATTTAAATTAACATCTGATATATTACCAGTTGAAACAGTATTAATATTTACGTCAGCAAGTAGTTGCTCCTTAATAGTTTCTGTTAATTGGTAAAACCCCCTTATTCCTGTTTGGTTGCTCATCTTTTAAATTTCTTTTTTATGTTATTTGCTTCTATTTCTGTTTTCTCTTGTATATATGATAACATTGTAAAGCATTTATGCATTTCTAATTTAGTGATATTTTCAAACCGTTCAATATTTCCGTTAGATAGCGTGTAGATTGATTGATACCAACCCCATTTTCTGTTAAAGTTTGACTTTGCATTAAGTTCGTTCCCTGTTCCGCTTCCAAATATTTCAGTATAGTTTTCGACAAGTCGTTGCCTAAATTCCACAAAAAAAAAATTGACGATAATACCGCACTTAATGGCATATCTAACAATGCATCGCTTGTATTTACATCATACTCTTTTATTGCATATCGTTTTTTTATTTTAGATACAATCGGTCTGTATAATACATTCATTGTTTTTTGCATATTTTCCCAATCTCCAATATAGGTGTCAATGTCGATATATTCTCCTAATGTTATATCGTCCAACTGCGGTATAAAACCATAATCAGTATTTTCTAATTTAAATGTTTGTACTAATTTTGGTTTTTGTTCAAATAACAAATTAATTTTATTTGTGATTATATTAAAATCTGCTACTTTTAATCTCATTACATCTTTTAAATCAATATCGCAAAATATTTCTATAGCCTTTGCGTTTAAAAAATGGCTTTCTTCTGTCTGTTTCTGTATATTTAAAAATCTCTTATATTGACTTAATGTGATTTCTTCTAAACTTGTCGGTATTTCAATATTAATATTCATATATATATAACGTATTTATTTAACTATTTTATTACATGCAAGATAATAAAAAAAAAGCAGCCATTTCTGACTGCCTATCCTTTCATAAAAAAAACTAACTACTAAATTAAACTTGCTTCATGACAAGTCCCACTGCATACCCCTTTGTCTGTTTGCATTTTAGATCCACATTCGCAGCAATGGTATTCAAATTGTTCGTGGGGGTTTAAAAAATCGTCCCAACTCATATATTAAAAAGTATTGATGCTAATGTCCTACCTACAAAGTAGCATAATGCGAATATTAAAAAATACTTTGTTAACTTCTTAAAAATCTTTGCTGCTTTTTCAGCATTACTTGGTTTGTTTGTTTTCATCTTATTATGCTTTTAATTATTTTTGTGTCCACCGTTCCATATTTTCTATGTACGTTTCTTAAATATATTTCTGCATAATCAATTTGTTCTTGATTATTAGAATATAAATAAGTTTTTAGTTGCATGTTTATTTCTGTCAATTCTGTTGCCATTAGTAATAGTCGTTATAAATATCCATTACCTTATTCATTTGTTCTTTTGTAAGATCCCATAAATTTTTATTAGGGTATAAATTACATGCTATTCTTATTATTGCACTATTGCTCATTTTGTTTTGTTTTTAAATTATTAAAATATAATTTGAAATATTGGTTGCTTCGATAATCATTACATATCCTAATTTCTTTTAATTGCTATTACAAGCCGCCAGTCTGCCTAATAAGAAATCATCTACATTAAGTCGGTTTCTGCTCGCTTTCCATATTAAAATACTTTACCTATATCTTTATACTATCTCAATTCAACCAATATTTCAAAGAACTTATTTAATTATACTGCAATATACAACAATTTTAGTTATAAACAAAATTATTAATAACTTTTAATGTAATGCGTACTTGCCAAAGTTAGGTCGGCTTAAAATAGAATATGTCGCATACCTGCAGCTATCAATTATATGATTGTGTTTGTCTTCGGGTGTATTTGTTAACATGCCTGTTTTGTCCATTTTCCATTTATAATTTCTAAATTCTGATATTGCATTTGTTGATGTGTTAAGCACGTGTATTTTGTAACGTTTTAATAAATCAATCCCTGCATTAATACTGTCCCTGCCTTTTATACTTGGAAATATTTTATGTCCCATTCTTTTAAGTTCTTCGATTAATCTTGGCTCTGCACTGTCTGCGTATATAGTGCCAATAATGTTTTCTTCTTTTAAAAACTGATTAATATCATTTGTAGTCATTTTAGTTCGATACAAATGTTCTTTTATATACAGGTTATTATTTTCTGTATAAACAGAAGCTAAAACACTCGGATCGTTAGAATATCCAAAGTCCATGCCATAGCTAACTAATTTTGCTGTTGTTGGTATTTTGTTAACCTCAACATAATTAAATATTGTACTCCTGCTGGCTGCTCTTTCGCCTAAACCGTATATTTGCCAATACTGCTCGTCAGTTTCTTTTAATAGCTCTATTTCCTTAACAATACTATCTTCAATAAATGGGTTGTCTAAATATGTTGTTTTGTAAAAATCGCAATCTAATCTTGGTATCAATTTGTCATATATCCAATGGTACTCGTCTGACGGGTTAAAATCAAGTATAATTTTTTCTTGCGTTCTAAATAATAATTGTTGCATATCTTCATAATACAACTCGTTACCCTCGTTAACAAATAGCAAGTCTCTTTTACGTCCCCTAATCTTTTGGGGTTGGTCTAAAGATATAAATTCGACTAAATTGCCAAATAGGGTATATTCTGAATTTGACTTATTATGATGTATTTCTTTGTATATTTTATGTATATCTAATATATTAATAAAGTCACGCATTACAGTTGCACGTAAACTTGGAAATGATTTGCGACATATTGTAATAACTTTATTAGTGTTATTTGTGCAGTAGTTAAATATGATCCATAATATAATATTATAAGTTTTACCCGACCTTGTACCGCCTTGTTCAACTATAATTTTTTTGGGAGATATTAGTAAATGATCATAGACAACGTTAGTCTTTATTTTTCTTTGAGCCAATTATTTCGATTTGAAAATTATTAGGTATTCCGTCTGCTCCTGTAATTTCTTGACGTTCTATATAACCTCTTTTTTTACCTTTAGTTTTTAAATAGAATATTGTTGCTGCTGTTGAATTTTCAGATATTTGTTTGTGTAACTGGGTTTCTGCAAAATCTAATGCAACATTTTCAATATCCCTAACTTGTTTTGCAAATGCTTCATCTTCATTAAGCCATTTATAATATGTGCTTCTTGGTATGCTTGCTTTCTTGCATGCTGCTGTAACAACTCCTAAACTTTGTTCTAATGCTTTTAATAAACTTTCTTTTTTTATGTGTCTACTTTCGTCCATAATGTTTTTATATATAACGTTTAAATTACTGATTTTTAAAAGTCAAGTGTAAATGTTGCTATAAATAAATATAATTTTATAGTTCGATAGTTATATTCTTTTGTTGGCTGTAGACATTCCCACCCTAACATAAATCTATCGTGTGGGTAGTGCAGTTGTATTTCTAATTCCCAATCCATTATAAATTTCCTCTTGCGTCTGTTACTGCTGGCTCGCCTATAATAATATCGTAAACCTCTTTACGTTTTTCGTCTTTACGTTTCCATTTAAAAGATTTTAAAACTAACTCTGCTCTTTTGTCGTAGTCTTTTTTTTCTTCATCTTCCAGTTTTCGATATTCAATTTCGTTTTCAGTTAATAAGAAACCAAAATTTTTAGGTATTTTAGTAACTAATAAATTATTGTATTTATCTTTTAATTTATTATACTGTTCAATGTTTTGGTAATGCTCTGTAATTTTTTGCCCTAAATAGTCAAGTTTATATATATCATATAATTTTGAGTAATTAGGTATGCTCATTAAATAATCAAATAATTTGTTTCGAGCATGTAAAACTGTTGCATGATTTCTATTGACTTTTTCTCCTATACTACTTAATGTTTTATTTGTATTGTCTATTGACAATTTAAAATATAATGTCCTAAATAATACTGCATCTGATTTTCTCGACTTTGTGGAAATATCATATCCTGCACATTGATCGACATATCTTTTTATTCTTTCTAAATTTTCCATTAATTAATTCTTAATTTTAAAAGGTTGTAACATTCTATATATTTTTGTTTTGCTTTGCCTTTGTATTCTTGTTTAAATAATTCGTATATTTTTTTTGTGTATTGGTAATGACTTATACAATTTGATAAATATTTTTGTGCAAACCTAACTCCTTTGCCTTTAAAATAGTTAACGTTGTCTGCTGTATCGCCTACAATCATTTGTTCGTAAAAATTATATAACGCTTCATCTTCTGTAATATCCATAACCTCTTTATGCTTATAATGATAGTTGTATATAAGTGCAGGAAATTGTTTATAGTCTTTGTCAATAGATACAATCATTACTTCATTTCTACCTAATTCATCAGTTAATTGTTTCCAGTATCGAGCAACCATGTCATCTGTTTCAATACCATACCCAAAAATACTGTCGTAATGCTCTTTTACAAATTTATGCATTTCGTTTAGTAATGGTGGCAATTCTTGTTTTTTTCTATTGGCTTTATAATTGTTTGTTATAAGTTTTCTAAAATTGCCTTTAGATCCACTAAATGTAAGCACCTTGTCAATTTCGTACATTTCTTCTAAATGGTTTACAATAGACATGTATTGCTCGTCAAACTTTGCCCTTGCATCTTCTATGTTAGTATAATACTTTTCATCGTCTGCATGTTCTCTTTTCTTATAACATGCTGCAAATATTAAACTGTCTGCATCTACTAATAAAATCATTGTTTTATTTTATGTTTAGTCTTTCTGCAAATTCATCAACAGTATCATAACCTTTTTGTATTAAGTCTCTTTCAATTTCTAACTCTAAAATTTCAAGCTCATTTAATAAATATGAGTTGTCCGTTGTACTAATTAAATCAATTAATTTTTGTAGTCTTTGTTTGTGTAACATTGTTTTTTTTTAAAAGTTAATAATTACAAATATACAAAATAATAAGTTATAAACAGGAGTATTAATAACTATTTATTTAGATTAATTCTAACTGCATCAGTTTCTTTGAGTAAATACACATCTTTTGTTACTCTTTTTTTTGCCCACATTGTACTGTCGGGACAATATTTTTTTTCGGACTTTGGCATTTCTAATGTATTTAAGTAATACATAAAATTTCCTTTAGTATCATTTACAAAATAAATCAAAACAAAATCATCTTTTAATTTCATTAATGCATCGTATCTGTCTTTTTCCAGCATTTTAGTTTCGTAATATTTATTTCTAAATTTCATTTCTATGAGACAATCATATCCTAAATTTGTTTTTCCTTTTGCATCATATCTTTCATTTGTTTTGCCTGTCCATTCTAATTGCCAACCGTCAAAGTTTAATAATTCAATAGTTGCTTTTTCAAGCTGATGTATTTTATTTTTCTCCATTATTCCATATAACGTTTAAATCTTTGATCCAATTTTTTATTGTTTTTGGGTTGCATGTGCAGGGTTTATAATAACTGTGTTTATAATATTCTGCGTGTAGCTGGCATACCAATTCAAATTCTTTGTTAGTAATGTGTTGCTTTGTACCCATTCTAAAGTTTTCCCATTTTGCATAATCTTGCTTTTTAAATTTTACCACCTGTCTATTTTTATATTGTTTAACTTTTTTCTTCTGTCATTACATTTGCATTTAGTTCCTTTGTATTTATGCCAACGTTCAACAATGTATTTAATGCCTGTGTACTTTGTAATATAATAAATAATATTTCCTAATCTCATAATATTTCTTTTATTGGTAAAAGTATTCCTTTTGTGTTTGGTTTGTTTCTGTCTCCGCCTAATTTGTCTTTGTCTGTATTTATATACTTTCTGCATTTAATTTTTAATGCCTGTGTTTCAATTAAAGCAAAAGTATTTTTAAAAGCAAAACAATAATAATCTGCCTGCGATGTACTTATTCCCGATTTTTTACCCCTACATTCATATTCAACAAACACATTGTATATTGCACCTGTGCATCTTTTAACTTCAACTGTTTTGTTATTAAATATATTTGCAAGTTCTTGCTCTTTAACTTGTCCAAATTTTAAATCATATTTAAAATCGTTGTTGTGTATCATAATAATTTTTTTAGTTTGTTTTTAACTTTAGTATATGTATTATATAAGGAGTAATATTGTATATAAGATTTTCTGCTTAAATCAGCTACACTTTGACCTGCGTTTATTAATTCAAATACTTTACGATCATACCAAAATAATTTTTTTAATTCTTTTTGTATTTTAATGTATGCTTTATTATAATCAACATCTGTATTAGTCATATTAATATTAACATCATCAATACTTATAATAGTAATATTTTTTTCTTTTCGTTTTAAATCGTAAAATAATGTTCTTAAAGTTTTAAATATATAATAATAGTTAACGTCATCTTTGTACATAATATCAAGTCCTTTTTGTAGTTTAATTTGTATTTTAATATACATTTCTTGCACTATGTCCTCTGATGTTTCTTTTGGACAACCAAAACTTTGGACAATCTCAATCCAATTATTATGCTTTTTTGCTATTAAGGTCATAATTTTTTGTGTCATTACGCTAATGGATCATATAAATTTTTTACTACTTGCGGCAACCCATAATCATTTACTTCAAAACTAAATGTATCAAAACAATACCCCCTGCTTCGACCGCATTTTACTGTTGTCCAATCTTTATTTACTGTGTTTGCTTCTAATGCAATAACTGTTTCTGCTTTTTTTTCTAATGCGCTGCCTAAATGTCCAGTACCTAATTTTGCAGATCCGAAATTTTGATGTATGACATTTATAATATGTGCATTATATTGCGTGCTTATTCTCATTAAAGATGATACTAATTTGTTGGTTTGCTCTATATTGTTAACGTCTGCACATAAATCAGCTACTCCGTCAATTATAACTAAAGATTTTTTTTTAATTCTTTCTTTTAAAAACCATTCAATAAATTGTAACCTTTCCTTATAGTCAACTGTCCTTAATGAAAAATGATGATATTTATTTTTTTCAATATTATTGTCCATATCATACGGACGTAAAAAAACTCTGCTTGCATGGTAACGTCCCTGCTCTGTGTCTATATGTAAAAGGTTTCCGTCTTCCTTATGACCTTTTATTTTTCCTGTATATATATTATTATTACTTAAATAAGCTGATGCCAACAATGAGACAAAAAATGTTTTACGTGTTTTTGGGGGTGCTGTTATTACACTTAAATTCCCGTATGTGCCAATCGCAATAGGTATTAATAAATCTCTTTCTTTTGTTTGTATCAATTTTTCTCCACAACTTAATGCAACTGGGGGGTATTCAATTTTTTTTTCAATATCAATTATACAATCATCATGTATAAACTCCATTAACATATTTTGCTCTGTTTGTTTTTCTGTTTGTTGTTCTTCTGTCATATATTATTTTTCTATAAAGATATAAAAAAAAAGGTGTTAAATTAATAACACCCTTTAAATTTAAAATGGTAAATCTCCGCTTTGACTGTCGACTGCAACAGCCAGTTTTTCATCTTCACGCTCTGCGACTTCAATTTTACCGTCAGATGTCCATATTACCTTTCCATTACCTAAATATGTTTTTGGCATTTTAGCTTCTCTTTCTTCCTTTGTTTGACTGTCTATAAACGCTACATTGTTCCCGTAACGTGTTTCATCTTGTACTGCAATAGTAAAATTGTAATACACTGCGTTGTCTTTGCCTTTTATAAATTTTTCCTTTGGCAATTTGTCTACTCTAATTGATCCATTAATTAATGTACTCATGTTTATTTAATTTAAGTTAATATTTATTTTTTTTTAAAATCTTCGCTTTCATCTTCTCCAAAAACTCCCAAACTGTAAAAACCTGTCAGTTTTAAAACTGCTCTTGACAATGCACGCTTTTCGGCAAGTTCCATTACATAATGAGACATTGTGTTACCGTCAGCAAAATTTTTACCTCTTAAAGCACTACCGTAAGTTTGTATTATGTTTTGATCTTTTTTGTTTAATGCTGCTGTTGCTTTGACAACTGCAAAATCTTTCTCGCATTTTATAACATCAAATTTAATTAATATTTGTTCTTGCGCTTGTATTTTTTCTATTCCTTGTCTTGTAATAATTACAAAATTTTTGTGTTTAAATACATCTGTTTTTTCTAAATTATACTTTTTGTATAACTCAATTAGTTTGTCTCGTTCCATTTTGTTATATTAAATTGTTTACTTGTAAGATTGCCTTTAATTCTTCTATTTTGTTTTGTAAGGCTTCAACTCTAAACTGATATTCAGTTATTAGTTGGTTTGTAGTCTGATTGCTAAAGTTTGTTTTTAACATTTGTTTTGTTTTTAAATTAATAATTGTAAAGGTATAAACAATAATGTTAATAAAAAAGGAAAAAGGGGAAAAATATTTTTACGTATTTAACCCCCTCTTAAAGTTTCACATTGCTAATGTATAAAAAATAAATTTTATAAACAAAAAAAGGGGTACATTTCTGTAACCCCTAAACAAAATTCAACAAACTAAAGCAAAGATACTGTTTTTACTTATTATCTACCAACTTTTTATATTTTAATATCATATCTTCAATTTCATTATTTGTAAATTTTACTACTTGTTTTGATTTTATATATAATTCATCTGCAATACCTGCATAATATTTCTCATCTAAATTTTTACCAAAAATAAATTGTTCGCCAAATTTAAAAACATTACAGCCTGCGCATTGTACTTGGCAATTTTGTTCGTCCCACCTTGTCGCATAATGTTTCCTGCTTTGAAAATGACCGTTTTGCAATTTCTTCCAATGATCCTTTTTACCACATGTAAAACAAACTGCATAACCGTCAACAGCATTTTTTAATCTAATGTACTGACTGAATACCGCATCTAACTTTTTAACTAATTTACTTCTGCTTTGTTTTTTTTTTGTTTTTGGTATTTTTTTAGATTGCATTATCAATAACTTCTATTAATTGTCGCAATTCGCTTAACTCAAATTCTCCAATTACAATCCCCTTAATTGATAGCATGTAATGCTCTTTTCTAATTTTTAAACATTTAGTTTCATTCATATTTTTGTTTTTTTTAAAAAAATGTAATAACTTTGAATTTTTTATAATTTAGTATTTTATCTAAATATGTATATAAAAATATATTCTATAACAAATATAAATAAATATAAATGTATATATATATAAATAAAAAAATATATCTAAATAAATATATTAATAATAAAAATATAATGAGTTTGGCAATATATTCTATTTCTTTTGTGATATAAATTTATATTTTTCAACTCCACGAGATCCAAAATAAGCCACATAGCAAGTTATTAAAAGACTTTTAAGCAACTCAATCCATTCTGTATTTACACCAAAATCAATGTCTAAACTATCAAGTACAATTAAAAAAATCATTGATACAGTAAGAAATATTAAAGTCATTGGACGAGTATTTTTGCTTAAATAACTATCGCTTGACATGTCGGCTTGCCAACGTTTGCTAACTTCTTGCGCTTCTATTATATCAAGTTCAATAAGTTTTAACGCTTCTTCTTTGTCTTTAGGTGGTATTTTATTGTCGTTTGTTATAAGTTGTTTAACCATGCCTAAAACACCTGCATCGGGCAATAAGTCGCTGGCAACTCCTAAAATGTTTGGTGCTGCTTTTACTAAAAATTTACCAACTTTTGTGTCTTTAAACTTTTTTTTTGGCATTACTTCTTTTTTCTTTTATTAAGTAAATACCACTTTTGTACTGTGTAACCTATTGTCACTAATACAAGTATAATTTTTAATGCTATGTCTATATTTGTCATTGAAATTCCAAATGCTCCTATATTTATAAGTAATGTCTTAAAGTCTGTTATCATTTTTAATATTTATTAAAATTTGTTTTCTAAATATGGGTAATTGTGAAAAAAATGTATACCCTCTTCTTCAATATCAATAGCAAATGTTAACCATTCGGTTGGGTGGTCTGTAACTTCATCATTCCAAAGCACATCGACTTTGTATTTGTCATCTATTACACCAATAAAAGATATTGTATTTATATTATTATCAACGCTTGCTAAAGCAATTTTAAATTCTTCATTATTATTAAATTCGTATTTTCCAACTTTCATAATTAGTCTGTATTTAGTCTGTATAAGTATAATATTTTCCTTTTCGCCTTGTAACTAAAACTTGTTTTCTGTTTTTCTTTTTTGAAACATAGGAAACGTGTAACCATTTAGGTACTGCACCATACTCCCATATAAGCTGGTCAAAGTCTAAATTATCTTTTATGTAATGAAACATATCTAAATTTGTTTTGCAGTCGTCTTTTTCGCAAGTCATACTTGTAATGTCTATTGCTTGACCTTTTAAATGACTACTTTTTGCACTTCCTTTAATTGCAGTATTTAATTCTTTTGATCTAAAAAAACTGTTTACTTTTATAGGACAACCTACCCATTCACGTAATGGCTCAAAAACTTTTTCAGCTACAGTTTTCATATTTTTAAGATTAGCTTCTGTTGGCTCGTTTTTAATACCTAAAGAATTTGCAGTGTTTGAATATGTCCCCTCTTTATAGCTTATATGTTCACTTATTTTCTCCATTTTCTATTTGTTTAATTTGACCGTTTGCTAAATCAATATTTACTTCGCCATATTTTTTTTCAAGCACTTTTTTGTTTTCTTCAACTTCTTGCAATAATTGTGCGTACATGTGATTTAACGTGTGTATTTGTGTTTGCAGTAAACCTAAATCATTAAGTATTGCTTTTTTTCTTTGATCTTGTTCTTGAATTAATGTTAATTCTTCTTTTGTGATTTTTGACATTTTAATATTTTTTAAAGTTATTTATCAAAGATAGTAAATATATCAATACCTGCATCTGCTAAAACCTGCAGGTATTCTTCCTCTGTATTATATATTGTTAACTGTTCCCACGCTGTAACCATTGTTTGCTGTGGTGTAACTAAACCATACGCCATAATTTCGCTTTTATCGTTATAAGCTATAAACCATTTATTGATTGTTGGAAAATCTATTGTTGCCATATTTTTTTATTTATTGTTGTCCACCGTCTGTGATTGTCCAACGTCTTGAAAAACTTCTTAAAGTATTTCTATCGCTTGTTGCTGCGCTTGTATATTCAACGCTTCCCATTCCTAAAGTAACATTACTTTGTCCTCCGAGATTACAATTTTCTAATATTGTGTCATATTTTGTAGCATCGTAATTTGCTGCACTTTTTCCTGCCATAAAATTTGACATATCAGTAATGCTTGAAAAGTCCCAATCTAACTCTTGATTAAAAGCAGTATTTGATTGAAACATGCTTGTCATTAAAGTAACATTTGATGTATCAAAATTTGATAGCGATTGATTGTAAGCACTAAATGCAAACATAACACGCATATCTGTTGCACTTGATGTGTCCCACGCATTAACTGATGTATTATAACTTGATGTATAAGCAAAACAATATCTAAAATCTGTAACATTTGAAACGTCCCAATTACTTAAACTATCATTAAAACTTGTCACGCCATTAAATGTATGTCTCATTGATGTAACGCTGCTCACGTCCCACTCATTTATAAATGGTATTGTTGTTATGCTTGTACAATCTCTAAATAAATTATTTAAACTTATTCCATTTATTTTTAAAGTATCTTTTAAATCTGATGTGCTTAAATTTAAGCAATTTTGAAACCTTATTGCATTAAATGTTTCTTTGCCAAATGCAATTAATTTATATACAGCACTCGCATAATCATCAAAATTTAAATCGCTTATTTGCCCTGCAATTTTAATATTGTACGTTCCGCCTGTTGAATAAGTATGCTCTCTATTTGCATAACTATTTGTACTTGTACTTCCGTCTCCCCAATAAATAGTGCCTGTATATGTTCCCCCACTATCATAGCCTAATGCAAAAGTAAGTTTAGGAGCTGAAAGTTGTATTTGTATTTCAAAGTCCCAATTATTCCAAACTAAATTTGTGCCTAAATAAGCTCTATTTATTTCAGTTGTACCCTTGTATAATTTACTTGGTGTGCCTGTTCCTAATTTTAATGCCATATTAAGTAATTATATAAAATGTTGTTGCTACCTTAGTCCCTCCGTCATATTCTGCTTGCGTTAAACTAACTACGTTTATAACTTGGTCGCTTCCTGTTGGCTCTCCACTTACAATGCTATCAATCGTGTTTACTTCTGCACCTGTTTCAATACCTCCTAACTTTGTGCTTGATGTACTGTCAAAAGATATTTTATTATTGTTGTTACTAATATCTGTTGCTTGTTGCGCACTAATAACTGTAGTATCTCCTGCTAATGCAGTTGTTGATGATGTACCTAATTGCAATAATGCAGTATCTCCTGCCAACGCTGTTGATGCAGTAGTACCTAAAACCATATATTTATTAGTACCCTCTGCTACATTACTTGTAGTTAATGTTACAGCACCTACATTTCCGTTTACGCTGTCAACTGTATTAACTTGCGCACCTGCTTCAATATTTGTTAATTTTGCACTTGATGTTGCATCAAAAGATATTTTTGCAGTGTTATCAGCAACATTTGTATTTCCTGATACTCTTGCTTCTGTGTAATAAAGATTAGTGTTTTCTGCTATATTTGCAGTTGTCAAAACTACTGCGCCTGTTAAACTGTTAACACTATCTACTGGAGCAGCACTTGGTATGCTTGGTTTGTTAAGTATTAAAGCATCGCCACTTGTTGCGTTCCAATCCGATTGCACATTTACTTCTGCATTATCCTCAATACCATTTAACTTATTGCTTGATGTAGTATCAAAAGATATTTTGTCATTGTTATTAGAAATATCTGTAATTTGTTGCGCACTAATAGTTGTAGTGTTACCTGCCATTGCTTCATTTGCAGCAGTACCTATAACCATTGAAACCTTTGCAGTATTTAATGTAACTGCTGAATTTGCTGCAACTCTTGCATTTGTGAAATATAAATTAGTATTTTCTGCAATATCTGATGTATCTAAAACTACAGTTCCGATTTCTCCATTTACGCTGTCAACAGGTGCAGCACTTGGTATGCTTGGCTTATTTAATATTACAGCTAAACCAGTTGTTGCATTCCAATCGCTTTGTACGTTACTAACTTTTGTTGTGTTATTTGTAACATCGGTATTTTGAGAAACTAAAGTTTGTGTAAAACCTACCTTTGCTGTATTATCTGTAATTGCTGTTGCCTGTGATCCAGAAATTGTAGTTGTATTTCCTGCAAGAGCAGTAGTAGATGTTAAACCAATTTGTAATAAATCTGTATTACCTGCTAAAGCAGTTCCTGCTGATGTACCCAATACCATATATTTATTGGTCGTACCCTCTGCAATATCGTCTGTATCTAAAACTACAACCCCTGTTGCACCGTTTACGCTATCGACAGGCGCACCTGCTGTTGGTGGCACGTTTAAAACTCCGTTAGAAATTGCTAAAGCACCTACATTTCCTGTAACGCTTTGCACTATTCCTAAATTACTTGTAAAATTGCTTGGGTTGGCATTGCTATATGGCGTAAAGCCTAAAGCACTTGTTACATCTGAATTTGTTACTGTATATGTAGAAATAAAATTATCGGGGTTTGTATTGCTGTAAGGTGTAAAACCTAATGCACCTGTTACGTCTCCACTTGTTACAGTATATGTAGTTATATATCCTGCTGGGTTTGTAGCATTATAAGGAGTAAAGCCTAATGCTGTTGTAACGTCACTTGATGTAACGGTGTATGTTGAAATGTAACCTGCAGGGTTTGTTGCGTTATAGGGTGTAAAACCTAAAGCTGTTGTAACATCGCTGCTATCAATACCTGTAATGTAATTGTCGGGGTTTGTGTTACTGTAAGGAGTAAATCCTAAAGCACTTGTAACGTTTGCACTTGTTAAACTTAATGTGCCACCTAATGTTAATGTTATATTAGCTGCTGTACCCCCTGTTGTTAATGTTAAGCCGCTAACTGTCCCCGATCCTGTTACACTTGAAACACCACCTCCACCTGTGCTGACAGTTGTAAAAGTAAATGCACCGCTTCCGTCTGTTGTTAAAACTTGCCCACTTGCACCGTCTGCACCTACATCATCTAAATCAAGCAATCCTAAAGAAACGACACCTGTTGCACCATTTACGCTATTAACATCGTTAACTTCTGCGCCTGTTTCTATTCCTGCAAGTTTAGTTGCATCAACAGTAGGGTATGAATTTTTTGCTGTGTTATCAGTAATTGCTGTTGCTTGACTTGACGTTATACCAACCTTTGCAGTATTTAAAACAATATCATCTGCCTGTGCTGTAGTTATTCCTGTTTTTGCATTGTTTGCTGTAATATCTGATGCCTGTGCCGATGTTATGCCAACCTTATTATTGTTAGTTGTAATGTCACTGGCTTGCGCTGATGTTATACCAACCTTTGCTGTATTCGCAACTACATCAGAATTTGCAGAAACTAATGCATCTGTATAACCTACCTTTGCATTATTAGTAGTTATGTCAGTAGCCTGTGCTGTAGTAATGCCAACCTTTGCTGTGTTTGCAGAAACCGATGTATTATTTGTTACTCTTGTATCTGTAAAGTATAAATTATTTGTACCCTCATTAATATCGTCAGTATCTAAAACTACTGTTCCAACTTCTCCGTTAACACTTGTAACATCGCCACCACTTGCAACAACTTCTGCCCACGCTTGATTTTTTCTTGCGTATTGTTTATTGTCGTTAGGTGCTTCGGGAAATGTAACCTTTAAATTATTAGCTGTAATATCATCTGCTTGCGATTGTGTAATTCCTGTTTTAAGCGTGTTTGCTGCTATTTCGTTTGATTGTGCAGTAGTTATACCAACTTTATTATTATTGCTTGTTATGTCGCTTGCTTGCTGCGTTGTAATACCTACCTTTGAATTATTGTTAGTTATGTCTGATGCCTGTGTAGGTGTAATTCCTACCTTTAAGGTATTGGCTACAACATTACTGTTTGCACTTACTCTTGCTTCGGTGTAATATAAGTTATTTGTACCCTCCGTAATATTATCAGTATCAAGTATAACAACTCCCGTTTGTCCGTTTACACTTTCAACTGTTCCTGTACCACCAACAACAACCGCCCAACCTTGCGATTGCCTTGCATACTGTTGACCGTCATTAGGTGCTTCGGGAAAAGAAACCTTTGCAGTATTTAAAACAACAGCGCTATTAGCTGAAACTCTTGTATCTGTAAAATATAAATTTGTACCCTCTGCTATATTAGTACTTGTAAGAACAACAACCCCTGTTTGT